TTTTTAAGAAAGAAGGTAAAACTAAACCAGGTGAAGTTGTACCTATTAAGAAAAAAGAAGGTATTGAAACTTTAAATTTACCAGAGACAAGTGACACGGACATGTTAAGAAAAGGTATTGAACAATTAGAAAGCCTTAAAGCCCCAGGAACATCATTGGATCCTGTAACAGGGCTTACAAGAACACTTGCTAGAAGAATATTAGATAGAAAAGGAATTCAAATAGATAAGAACGATCCATTAGATGTTTTTAATGATATTTTTGGAGAATCAATAATAGATGTTAAAGATCTTGCCGAAGAGATGCTTGAAATAGATCGAAGAGGTGGTGGTATAAAAAATATAGATCAGATGTTAGAAGCAGATGGTTTGTTTGACATAAAAATACCTCAAAATCCAAATAGAGGAATACCAAATGACGAACTTTTAGAAATATTAAAAAAAGATTTAAATGAAAAAGAATTGATCAGTACCAAAGTTCCTCAAAAAAGTGAATATCAAAAAACAATTGAATCAATTAGTGCTCTTGATAACGATATTAACAGAAGAGTGATGAAAAAAGAATTAAAGAAAGAGTTTCCTGGAATTACAGATACAATGATAGAAGATATTTTAACAGATGCTGATCCACAAAGAATTGCAGAAGTAAAACAAACTATGCGTGAAGCATTAGAGATGCAAAGTAAAGGAATGAGCTTTGATGAAATTGTAGACATATTTAAAAAAACAACTCGAAGAAAACAAGCAACAGGCGGCAGGGTTAAAATGGCCAAAGGCGGATTACCTAATATATTAGGATTCTAATGAAGATCCACGAATACAATGAAATGATGGGGTATCTCACGAGACCGGGTAGAGTTGGTTTTAAGCGAGGAACACCAAGACTTCCTGTCACCACACGAGAACAAGAAATAGCTAATCTTCAATATGGTAAAAATATAGAAGACTTAACTATTAGTCAAAGAACTGATGTTAGAAAAAGAATTCGTCTTGGCAAAGTAGATAACATAACTTTTGAACAATACCTTGAAGACTATAAAGGTATGGCTAATGATCCTGATTATAAACCTAAATATGTAAAAGCAAATGTAGGAACAGGTATGTCTGCTCAACAATTAAGAGCAAGAACAGAAGCTAAAAAAACTATTGAAGGTTTTGAAAGTAAATTTCAAAAAAATGTTTCAAGAAGAAAAAGAATTAAAGCAAAAGCTGCTCTTGAAGCAGACCCAGAAAAAAAACAAATAGAGATGGCTAAAAAAGCTGAACGTAGAAGAGGTCGTAGGGTATCTAAATTAGCTGACAAAAGTAAATTATCTTTTAATGAAAAATTATTAAATTTTGAACAATCATTAATTACAAGACAACTCAACGATAAAATAAAAGCCAATCCTAATATTATTTTAAAAAATAAAAAATTAATGAATAACTTATCTACAACTGTAGACTTAGATGGAAACATTATTAAATCTAAACCCACTATTTATGAATTAGAAAAAAGAGGTTTGTTTGAAATAGAACATCAAAGAGATGTTCGTAAGGCAGGTGCTATGAAAGATTTTCCATATAATAGAAACCTTATTTTAGGACCACATAATAGATCAGGTGGTTTTAAAGATATGGCAGAAAAATTTATTAAAAAAAATCCTGATCCAAATAATCTTAAAGTAAAAAATATAATTGAAAAAGCAAAAGAATTAAAAATTACTTTACAGCCAGAAGTACCAGCAGGAACTTTTAAAACAAAAGGCATAGGATATAAACAACCTTCAAGTGCAACGGGAAAATTTATAGAATATGCTAAATTTAATTTACCAGAACTGGTCGATAATAAAATTGGTATGACTGGTTATAAAGGAGATAAAACAATGTTAGAAAAAGGTTTAAAAGCTACTAGAAACATTATGCCTGTAACCGGAAAAATAAATTTAAGTTCATTATCAAAATTAACAGGTGCTTCAGAACCAGAATTATCTAATTTTTCTAAAGCAGTAAGAGAAATACAAAGTAAAGTTGGTAGCACTCCAGTAGATGATTTTATGAAACTAGGTATTGCTCAATCAAAAGATATTGGAAATTTTGTTAAAAAATATGGACTAGGTGCAGGCAAAATAGCTTTAAAAGGAATTGTTATCGCATCTCCAGTATTTGCTGGCATGGAAGTTATGGAGGCATCAGAAAAATTTAAAAAAGGAGAATCTGCTGGTCAAATAGTTGCAGACATTGCAGGCAATTGGATTGTACCTGGAATAGGTGAGACTTATGATGCAATGGAAAAAAACAAATTAATGAAAAACATTGCCAGACCAGAAGAGCTAGAGGCATTAGATAAATACAATAGATATCGTTCAGGACAAAAAATGGCAGAAGGTGCAATTGAACTTGGTGAAGAAGAAGCTGCTGCACAACAAATGAGTGAAAACGTAAATACTCCTGAAGAACAATTAAATTTATTTAAACTTTTAGAAAAAGGAGAAGCAGCAGATTTTTACAATAAACAAAGTTTAGCTGCAGAAAGAGCTGCTAGACCTTTACCACAAATAAAAGATTATCTAGATGATTTATTAAAAGAAAACAATGATTAAAGGTAAAAAGAGTGGCCCGCCACCCAAATCAGGACCCAATCCACAAGGGTTGAATATTAACTATAATACTGTTAAGACAGTGAAACTGGAGAAAACAAATGGCAACAGACAAAGTCTTACCCAACGAGGTAAGAACAGAACTAAACGTTCCTAACGAGGAAGACCTACAAGTAGAATTAGAACAAGAACAGAAAACAAAAGGACCTGTTGATGTTCAAGAAAACGAAGACGGTAGTGTCGATATAGATTTTGATCCGTCAGCCGTAAACACTGATGGTGGTGAAGGCCATTTTTCTAATTTAGCAGAATTATTACCAGACGATGTATTAGATCCATTAGGAAGTAAAATGTATGAAAACTACATGGATTATAAATCATCAAGAAAAGATTGGGAAAGAACTTATACTCAAGGATTAGAACTTTTAGGTTTTAATTATGATGATAGAACAGAACCATTTAAAGGAGCAAGTGGTGCAACGCACCCGGTACTCGCTGAAGCTGTAACTCAGTTTCAAGCTTTAGCTTATAAAGAATTATTACCAGCATCAGGTCCAGTTAGAACACAAATAGTTGGAATGCCTACACCAGACAAAGAAGCTCAGTCTATGAGAGTAAAAGAATTTATGAATTATCAAATTATGTCTGAGATGCCAGAATACGAAGCAGAGTTTGATCAAATGTTATTTTACCTACCTCTTGCAGGCTCATCATTTAAAAAAGTTTACTATGATGAAATTATGCAAAGAGCAGTATCAAAATTTGTACCCGCAGATGATATTGTTGTACCTTATACGGCAACATCATTAGATGACTGCGAGTCTATTATTCACAGAGTTCGTATGTCAGAAAACGAATTACGAAAACAACAAGTTGGTGGATTTTATAGAGACATAGAAATTAATCCATCATACATGGATGAAACTAGTTCTGAAAAAGCAGAAAGAGAATTAGATGGAACATCTAAAGGTCGTGACGAAAGAATGTATACACTTTTAGAATGTCACGTTAATATAGACCTTGAAGGTTTTGAAGATATAGGTGTAGATGAATCACCTACAGGAATTAAACTTCCATACATTGTAACTGTAGAAGAAGGTACAAGAAAAGTATTATCGATTAGAAGAAACTACGAAGCAAATGATGGAATGAAAAATAAAATTAATTATTTTGTTCATTTTAAATTTTTACCAGGACTAGGTTTTTATGGTTTTGGTTTAACTCACATGATCGGCGGATTATCAAGAACAGCAACTGCAGCTTTAAGACAACTGTTAGATGCAGGAACATTATCAAACTTACCAGCAGGATTTAAAATGCGTGGCATCAAAATGAGAGATGAAGCGCAATCTATACAGCCAGGAGAATTTAGAGATGTTGATGCACCAGGTGGAAACTTGAAAGACGCATTTATGACTTTACCGTTTAAAGAACCATCTCAAACTCTATTACAACTTATGGGAGTCGTGGTATCTGCAGGACAAAGATTCGCATCGATTGCGGACCTGCAAGTAGGAGACGGGAATCAACAAGCGGCAGTGGGCACGACAGTAGCTATGTTGGAAAGAGGGTCACGTGTAATGTCAGCGATACACAAAAGAATGTATGCTGCTATGAAAAAAGAATTTACGATCCTTGCTAGACTTTTAAAAACATATTTACCACCTGTATATCCTTATGATGTTGTCGGTGGACAAAACCAAATTAAACAAATGGACTTTGATGACAGAATAGATATTTTACCAGTAGCGGATCCAAATATTTTTTCTCAAACACAAAGAATATCTTTAGCTCAAACTGAAATGCAGTTAGCAGCTTCTAATCCACAGATTCATAATCAGTATGAAGTGTATAGAAACATGTATGAAGCATTAGGTGTAAAAGATATTGATTTAATTTTAAAAAAACCAGAAAAACCAGCACCAAAAGATCCAGCATTAGAACATATTGATGCTTTAGGTGGAAAACCTTTTCAAGCATTTCCTGGTCAAGATCATAGAGCACATATGACAGCGCATTTAAATTTTTTAGCAACTAATTTAGCTAGAAATGCACCAATGGTTGCAGCTGCAGTACAAAAAAACTGTTTAGAACACATATCATTGATGGCACAAGAGCAAATTGAGTTAGAATTTAGAGAAGAATTAATGGAATTAGCTAAAATGCAACAAATGATGCAACAAAATCCGCAAATTCAACAACAAATGGTGCCACTACAACAAAAAATCGAAGCAAGAAAAGCACTTTTGATTGCTGATATGATGGAAGACTATATGAAGGAAGAAAAAGCTATTACTTCACAATTTGATAACGACCCAATTGCTAAATTAAGAGCAAGAGAGCTAGATATCAGAGCACAAGACAACGAACAAAAAAGACAAGAAGCAGAAGAGCGATTAAATCTTGAAAAGATGAAAGCTATGATGAATCAAAGTCTACAATCAGAAAAAATGGATCAAAATGAAGAGTTAGCAGAACTTAGAGCTGAAACTTCTATTGAAAAACAAGAAATAGCTAATGAGGCAAGAGAACGATTAGCTATGATGAAACCTAGGGGGAACTAATGTGGTTAAGTGCAATAAAACTAGCAATGAACGCTGGAACACACATCTATAAGAAAAAACAAGAAACAAAAATGGCTATGGCAGATGCACAACACATGCACGCTGCTCGTATGGCCTCAGGAGAAGAACAGTACCAGGGAAAACTTTTAGAAGCTCGTCAATCAGACTGGAAAGACGAGGCAGTTTTGATAATTTTAAGTATGCCGATAGTAGTGCTCGCTTGGGCGGTCATATCGGACGATCCGACAGCGATGGACAAGGTAAAATTGTTCTTTGACATGTTTTCACAGCTTCCGAGCTGGTTTACAAATTTA